AGATGTATTTAATGTTACTAGAGTTTTAGCCACTATGCACCTCTCATTATCTGAATACCTTTATCGTAATCAGCTTGTAATTTTGCTTGTTGAGTCTGATACCAATTATATTCTGTAGTATCTACTGATAATCTAGATTGAACTTCACTTGCATATCCTTGAGCAGATGCTAAATATGTTTGAGCGGCTTGAGCATACGCACCAGCTGATGCAAAATAACCATTCCAAACTTGAGCTTTTGCAGATGTCCAAGCTCCCCTTGCTTGTACTTCACTTGCAAATCCTTGCGCTTGAGATAAAGCTCCTTGCAATATAGAAGTCCATTCTGATAAATGTGCATTGGCTCTTTGTATTTCTGTTTGTGCAATATTTAACGATGAAGTTACTAATTCAACATCTTCAGCTGCTTGCGCTCCGAAAGCATCTGTTGTAGCTGATGGTTGATTTCCATTAACAATGTCCGATACTTTGTCAAGAGCATCTTTTACCCTTGTTAATTGAGATGTAGCTGTAGTAAACGTATCTTCATCATCAAAACTATGTGTATTTATTTGACCTAAGGCACTAGTTATTGCATTAGCAGCTGTTAGCATTTCTGAAGATGTGGTGTCAGTATCCACTGCTGATTCAGTTACCTCTGCTACACCTAAAACAATATTTGCTACCATTTTATTAGAATCTTCTATTTCGTCTTCTGCATTTGCGACTGAAGCTTCCAAGGCTGTTAAGGCTCCAGTAATATCTGTATTGCCATGTTTATTATTCATTAACTGTTGTAATGCTTTTACTGCCGCGTATAACGTAACTAAATATTCATACTCATTTGGAAAATTTGTTATAGTACTAATACCACTAGCATCTAGTGGAGAAGCTTGGCTATATGTAGGAACAGAAGCCATCAACCCATTTCCATTTGGAAATATATTTATTTTTCCATCTTGTATATAATATGCTGGGTCTGATGTAGTAGCAAATTCCATATCAGAAGAATCTTGTATTCTTCCTCTTTTACTAGCTAAAACCAATCTACAAGGCTGGTCTATCGTGCCATCATTTCTAAGTACGTGTAATATCTTATGACCTTCGGATGTAGTTGTACCATCAGTAACAGTAGTTTCTTCAGCTACTCTTTCCATAACAGCGCGAGGCATAGCGTTAATAACTTCATTAGCTCCTTCTGTTATAAAAGAATCCAATGCAGTCTCATCGCTAAATGCTCCTACTAAATCTACTACTTGTGCGCTAAACGTTGCCATTTATTAATATATCATTTTTTTGTTAGATTTTTTACTAGCTTTTTTCTTACTAGCTTTTTTCTTTTTTGGCATTTTGCCCATTTTCTTTTTGCCGTACATTCCTAGAATCTCCTTTTTTGCCTCCAACTATAGTTTTGTTAGAAACAGTTTTTAAACCTTTACCAAATTTAGACATCTACACCCCACCTTTGATTTCTCATTTTATCCACACTACTTTCTAAATTGGTACTACCAAATTCTACATCAGTTCTTTTAGCTATCTCACTTCTCATCCAAGAGTTAGTTGTAAACTTTGGAGCTGACGCTCTCTTTCCGCACCCTCTACAATAAAACCAATTTTCTGGATTAGCTTTATCACAATGTTGACATTTAGGCATTAAGAACCTGATACAATCATCGTCATGACTCTCTCTCCTCTTAATGGAGAATGAGAAACAGAAATAATTTGATTATTAGTTGAGTCTAAACCAGTTATGTAATCGTAAACATCTTTTGCTATATGACCAGCAGAATTTGATTTAGAGCCAGGTTTTGGGTCATGAATAAATACTTTAACATCTGTATTAGATGAATTATAATCAGCCATTAATTTTTCCTTATTTTAAAATTTTTAGGATATTCGGGGCTAAACTTTTTTTGAATAGCCCCACAGAATCCAAGTCTGTCAATCCTTATTTATTCGGATTAAGATGCAAATAACATCGTTCCTGTAGCAGCACCATTTGTAACTGCTGCATCTGGATTCCACTTACCAGCGTTTACATACCATTTACCATCTTCTTCGCAAATAAAATCAATGGTAGAACCATGTGAGTAAATATTTACAGAGTCGTTAGTTGGTGTAAAAACCAAGTTAGTTTCATCAGCCACAGATGCATCATAAGTAATTAAATTACTTGAGGTGGTTGGCATAACGCAACCAGTTTCCCAAACATCACTTCCAGCGCAGTTAAATGTCAATACAGCGGTTCCACCTCTAGGATCATCCTTAAAGTTGAACACTACTACTGAACCAGCTTCCGCTGCTGGCAAAGTAGCTGTAACAGCAGCTGCCCCAGTATATGTAGGAGAATTAATTGCATTAGCAACAAGCGTACAAGCATTAGAGCTTACAGTTGGAGCTTCAACACTCAAACCAAAATAAGTTCCAACAAAGCCTTCTTGTAAGGCTTCACGGTATTTACCACTATTAGGATTAATTTTATCAGTCTTCATAGTTTACCTCCTTATATGCCTTCTACGTTATAAAGTGCGTGTGATTCTGGTAATGATATTTCAAGACCAGCTTCAGTAATAATCATATCTTTACGTAAATCCTCATCAGAGTTTTGTACGTTAGTAATAATATGAGTATCACGATTTAAACCATTTCCAACTAATGGACGATAAGAGCATTTGCTCATATCAGCCATAAGCATCATACCAGAAGAAATTCCTCTGAATAATGGTTCTTTAACTAAATGCATAGTTCCATGGATAGTGTCAATAGTCATAATTTTATGACCGAACTGACCTTGTCTTTCTTCAAAGTTGTAACGATTAATTCCATTACTAATACCGCCAATAGAAGCATCCATAAATGCACCATCACCTAGCTTGTTAAAGAAAGTAATTACTGGCAATGAAGCCAATACTAACCTGTCAGCTGAACCTCCTCTTGCTGGGTCAAAGATAACCTCTAAGTCAGCAAGCAATCTGTCATAAGTAAGCTCTGCTTGAGCAACACTACGATAGTAAGGTGCTCCACTTGTATATGAAAAAGCACTGTCATCAGTAGTTGGATTAGCATTTTTTACAATATGTCCAACAATACCTTCAGTATATTGAATGCCACCAGTTCTTGCTTTTTGTCCAAACAACATTGCGCGCTCAATATCTACTTTATGCTCACGAAGTTTGGTTGCCCAAATTCTTTCGAATTCATTTGCATAACCGCGATATCTAGTTGCGATTGCTGTATTAGATAATTCACAAGCTGTCTTAAAGATTTGTGTATAACCATAATCATCTTCAATTTCACTTGAGAAAGTATCTGGTGAAGCAGAACCTTCAGCGAATGCAGTTCCAACAACTTGTGCAGCGTCATTATCTGCAAGTACGTTATATCCACTAACATTTGCGTTTGATACGTCAATAATCTTACCAGTAAATGAACTAGTTGAACCAGCATCAGTAACTGCGCTATCTACTCTAACTAATGTTTGAGCATAACCAGCTGTGCTATCAACTGTACTTACTGCAAAGACCATTCCTTTTATTAGCCAATCAACTGATGCTCCGCCAGTAGTGTCGACACTGAATGCATAAGAGCTTCCAGCTGATACAGCACTACCACCATTAACAGCAGCGGCAAGTAAAAAATTACGACTAGTCCAATCAATCTTAGAACGATTTTCTAAGAAACGAAATACAGAATCATCTGTAGGGCTTTTTGCAACCTGAGACAAGTATACGAAGAATGGTGATTCTTCTGGAGCCAATTCAGCAACTCGATCACTAAAATCGTATAACCGCCTTCTATCAGGAGCTTGACCTACACCTGCGCTAGTAGCAGCAGCCGTAATATTACTAGAGAGTTTTGTTCCCTGTGTAATAGCCATTTTTAATAACCTCCGTTATTTATTTTATTTTAAAGTAATCTTCCTGCGTTGCCAGCCTTTAAAATCCTATCCCAAGAAACATCAACTTCGCTTTTTACACTAGGCTCACCGCCTTGTAAAACACCAGCTGATTTTGGCATAGCTTGAGTATTAGCCACAGCTTGTATATTTTCAGATGATGGAGCATTTACACCTTTATTGTAATGCTGTCTGTAAACATTGAGTAATAATTCAACTGGCAATTGATCTCTTGGAGTCATTGCAAAGTTAATAAATTCTTCAATTTCACTATCATCTTCCATACCATACTTAGACTTTAACTCGCCTTTTAAATTTTGCATAGCAACCTGACTTTGGATACCAGCCATCTGTTCGGTGACTGCTTCGTTAACCAAAGCCTTTTCCTTCTCTACTCGTAGTTTATACGAAGGAGAGTCGGGTTTGTAATAGGCTTCCCACGGGTCAAATGAGGATTCATCAACTTGATTATCAGGTTGAATCGTCTCATTGCTAGTAGTAGGTTTTCCCTGTAATCTTTCCTGTATAGCTTCAACTACATCAGGTCTAGATTCTAAAACATTTTGCAATTGTTTTAAAGGTTCCATTTGTTGAACTTGAGATTGCAAAGAATCGTATTCAGCTTTTTGCTTATCATACATAGATTGGAATTTTTTAGTTTCATTTTCCCAATCAGTACCATAATCTATTTGCTCTTCATTACCTTCATCGGTAATAACACTAGGTGTTCTTACAACACCTTCACCCTCAGCTTCCATATTTTCATCAACTGAGACTTCTTTACTAACTACCTCAACGTCTGGCATTGATATATCAATACCTTGACGATCTTCAACTAACTTATCTTCATAAGTCTTTCCTACTTGTTCTGTTTTCTGGTTTTCCCTTAGGTAAAGCTTGACTCTGATTGTTAACCTCAAACGCCTTCTTCGGCACCCTGTATGCCTTGTCCTTGCTTTTGACCATACTTAGCCTGCAAATCAGCTTTATCAATTACATTTTCTAACTTGTTCAGATTTTTTCTTTCTTTATCTTTTATATCACTAAGAACGGAATCTAATCCAGTCTTAAATTTCTGAGTAATAGTTTGCTTTCTAGCATTTACTGCTTCACGTTCTGACGTTTGCAAATCACCACTTAGTTTCTTAACCTGTTCTTCAAGTTGTTGTATGTAACCTTGCATCTGACTCATAGCACCTTTCCGTTGCAAGACACCTTCTTTGTCGTAGATTTCTGTTTTCTTTAAAACCTCGACATCATCTACCAAGCCCAACTTATAAGCATCTAAATACATATTGTACTCAGCCATCTTATTAGATGGTAGCGTTGAACCTGATATTATCCGAATATCGTGCTGACCAAGAGAAATATCATTCTCAATAGACATTAACTCATTAGTTTTATCATCATACATTCTATTGTTGATGGTAAATTCTGTTAAGTCATTGTTTGGTTGCACGACTCTAAAAGTCTTTTTAAATCCATAGTGTCCTTTGCAAAAGTTATATACTACTTTTCCAAGAACATCTAGGCTTCCCTCTATATCTTTAAGTTTGGAACGTCCTCTAGTCTCTCCCATCTCTTGAAGCATATACGTCCCTCTAGCCGTATCTGGAGTTCCTTGTCTAAATCCTTGCATTAATTCTGATATGCCAAAATTTAAATCTATATAATGTTCCACTCTAGCAATTAAGCCATAAAACTCTGAAGCTAATGGTTGAGGAGCTGGATAGTGTGGTTCACCAAACTCTGGATTATATTCAATAACCGCATTTGGATTAGCCCAGTCTCTTTCTAACTGACCTATATCATCTACACTACCTTCTGGAACTAACAATTTTAAACCAGCTGAAGCTTGAGCATGGCTTAATGTAAGTGAAAATAATTTATTAATTAATCTTTGTGAATCTTTTACTTTAGTAACATCTGATTTAGGATATGGAGTGTTAGTCCAAATATTTGGGACTGGTACAATAGGATATATATCAGTGTTGAGAACTTGCTCGTATAGTAAAATTTGCCCTACAGTCGCGACGTGTCGTATACGTGTCTGTAGGACTTCTACTGCTTCTACCAGTCCCGATTCTATCAAATGAGAGTTTTCAGATAGAATTTTTTGAAATGATTCTAAATCTACTATTTTTTCTTCTTGAGTTTCCTTATTAAATAATCTGTAATAAGGAACTTTAATTTTTTCAAACCTCTCCAAGATTCTGAATTTTTCGTAACCACCGCGATCATAATCTTTAACAATGTCAGGCGTAAAAGAAGAAGAGGAATTTTTCTTTTTGGAGGCAGGATAATCTTCTTCATCTGTTGAGCTATCTATACTATCTATTATTTCTTCAAGTTGTGGGTATAATCCAAGGAGTTGCTCTTTGGTAAGAATAGTAGAAAGCATAATAGAAGAAGCATCTGCGCTATATCTATCTCTTGAGGCTGGGTCTACATAAACACGAAAAGGATTGACTCCTGTAATTTTAACATCACCTCTTCCATAGTCTGATTCTGGGTCAACATAGACATAAAAATAACCTATGCCTGCAACAGAGTAATCATGCACTACTTGTTTAAAATGTGTGTTACAATCGGAGATATCCCAAACGTACTCTAGTATGGTACGCCATACGTTTGCTAGTTTATAATCAGAATCTTCTCTAGCAACAGCAGAGAATTTTGGATTCCTAGAAGTTAATAAAGACTTAAGCTTATCTACAGCAGCATAAACTCTGTCTATAATAAAATCACCTTGCCCAACTGATTGAAGCATTTCTGATTCTTCAGTAGAATAGTGATTACCTAGAACAAAATCTATAGCATCTCTAGATTCTACTTCCCAGTTAGACCTAGCATCTCTCCATCTTCTCCATAAGTCTCGGTTAGCCTGAGCATCTTCATGCTCGGCAAAAGTTTCTACGTAGTTAATATTGCGACTCCTTGGTATCTATATATATAATATAACACAAAGTGTGCTATTTGTCAAGTACTTTTAGGTTCTTTGTCCAGTAATCCAGCTTCTAACAATAGATTTCTTTGATTTTTTACGTCTATCTGATTTTTCAACATCAAATTTATCAGAAGAAAAGCTTTTACTAAGAGGAGATCTAGCATTGACTACAGAATACCAAAGACCATCAAGTAGGTCATCATTCTTTCCCTTTGGAAAATGAAACATTTCATCAACAATTTCTTGATGTATCTTTCTGTGAAATAACTTTCCTCTGTTAACAATAGGACATAATGCAGATTCCAATCTATCTTCTTTTTTTATTCCATTAGGAGGTCTAACTCCTCTTGCAATACCTGGTGCCATCTTTCTATCAAATCCACCCATCTTATTAACAGAGTCTTTTATAATACCTTGAGCACCAACGTGTTCTACATTTACTCTTCTTACTGGAGAATACATTTTAGCGTATTCAAATATTTTTTGAGGCATTTCATACAAAGGAAGATGCTCGTGATAATAATCTAATATATAAAAATTCTTTTCACTGTCTACAGCAGTTACCATTATAACTTGAAAGTCATTATGAGCATTAGATTCATAAGCTAAGTCAACACCAATATAAACATTGACTGGAATAATTTTATCGTTATCTCTTATGTAAGCTTGTTTATTACTTGAAACAAATTGATAATCATGATGTTGTAATTTATCTATTTTAAATTTAGCAGTTGCTAAGTCTCTAGCATCATTCATATACTCTTGAGCAAACTTATGTAACTGACCTACATTCTCATAATCTTTTCTTATTTGATTTATTTTTTTCTTATTAAAATAAGATTCCCAAAGAGGTTTTCCATCTTCTAAAACTCTATGAAAAATAACATCCCAAGTATACTCTTCGTCTTTATCTTTAGCCTCTAAATAACCATCGTATATAGCTTGTAATGCAGAATCATAATGTACAATAGTGCCAATCAACCAAATAGAACCTTCGTTTCCTTTTGATTCTTCTAATGATGGATAAACTGTAGACATCAACCACTCCTCTGCTAGTAGTTATTTCTTTTTCAGTCCACTTACTTCCCATCATATCTCCAAAGTAATAATGTAATGCATTATTATATTCAATATGATTTTTTATATATCTTAAATGATCGACTGCCTGACCTTGTTCTTCTGATACCCAAGCTGCAAATTCTTTTTTTCCTTTAGGGTTAAAATATATTCTATGAAGTAAAGCTGCCTTAGCCATTGTAGACTTAGAATGACCTCTAGGTAAAACAATACATAGCTTTCTTAAGGTTCTGTCTAAAAGTTTATTTCCAACTTCATAATGAAATGGAGCAGCAGAACTTTTCATAAAGTCCTCAGGTAAAAACAGTTGACCAAAAGCAACTAAGTCTTTTGAAACCATATTTAAAACTCTTTCTTTTTCAGAAAGATTACTAGAGTTTATATTAAACTTTTCTATTGTACCAATCTCCGCTTTTAATAACTTTAAAAGAATTACTTCTCTGCATTAACTCATCACCAGCTACATATAACCAAACATTTTCTGTATCTCCACTATCCATTTTAATATCGGCTTTAACTCTTCTATATAATCCAGAATCAATTCCTTCATACATATCATATCTAGCTAAATCTTCTTTAGTCACATCATGAACTTCTACTACAGTTCCAGAACCATTCTTATTTTGTATAACAGCTGGAAAAGTATGATGACCTGGATATACAAGTGAAGAGTTTTCTAATATGCCTGTATTTTTATTTCCACTTCTTAATGTTCCGTATACAGCTAACTTCATTTCTTAGCTTTTGCTTTTGCCTTGGACTTAGCTTTAGGTTTTCCTTTTGGTTTTAAATCAAATTTTCTAAAGTTTATATCAAAATGCTGAGGGCTTCCTGGTTCTCCAATAACTCTCATCACAAGCACACCAAAAGATTCTTCATTTATCATATAATTTGATATGCATTCTTTTAAAGCTTCATCTTTTAACTTATCGTGTACTTCTAGCTCTAACTCAAAACTAACTTTTTTCATTAACTCACTCCATGTATTTCTGGTAAACCGACACTATCTATCTCTAACTTTTCATCATAGATAGTAAAGCAACTCACGCATTCAACATATATATTATCACTATCTAAATTTTGTATTATAAAAGCTGATGGAAACAATTTTGACCCACAAAGGTCGCAATGTTTAGAGTTCAACTTCTTTTTCAGCCGCCGCAAGCTGTTTGACTTTGCCTGACCCGATCGCATCTAATTGCTCCTTTGTAAACCCTTGGAATACAGCAACGGATTCAGTTCTCTTTTCAGTATCCATCATTCCGCTAATCTGCATTAAGGTTTTTATTGCTTGAATTTTATCTCTATCTTGAGAATCGCCACTATCTACAATATTTCTCATTTGTTCTAAAAGGTACAAAGGAGTGATATCAGCATCCACAAGTACTTTATCTATTTCATCTCTAATCAATTTCTGTATCCTCTTTGCTTTTAATAAAATTTTGGCTTGACCTTCCGCATAACGACGATTGTCTGTAGGATAAGCTTTTAAAAAAGCATCTACTATGTTTTCGCCCTTAGCCACAAACTGAGCAAACAAAAACTCTCTTTGTGTGGTTTCCTTTTTCTCAATCTTGTGTCTATAAGCACTCTTATCAGCCAAGCCAAATGAGTAAAGATTCTTTCTAGGCTCTCCTTCTATCTTAACTTTCTCATCGCAAACAAAAGTTCCCAGAGGTATCCTAATATAATTTCTAACTACTTTGTTAGAAGCGGATGCACGCAACTCCCCACGTTTCAATACCTGACAAACTTGTCCATCGTCTGAAACTACCCAGCTACCCTCGGTGCCTTTCCTCCAATTGCTGACAACATCACCACTAGGATTGTACCTCTGGAATTCTTCAACATTTTCATAAATCGGATGATTTACCTTTTTTATTTTTCTGGTAATCATCTATTATTCAATATAAGCTGTTTTACACATAAAGTCAAGATTACTTAGCCGTTGGACGTATAAGAATATTCTTTTCAGACATATTACTTTTGCCACGAATATGTGGAGACATACAGCCACCACAATAGTAAAGCTCATATTTACTTGAACCAGTATAATAATATTTACCAACATTAGTTAGTGAATCACTTCCACAAGAAGAACATACATTCTCTTCCATCATGATCGCAATATTAGGATGACTAGTTATGTAAGGTCTAAGTTTTAAATACATTTGCTCTAAACCAATAACATCATGTTTATTATATCTCTCCATTCTTTTTAAAGCCTCTGTATCTCCATTCATACAGTCAAGCCATAGTTGGAAATCTGTATCTAGCTTTTCTTGTACACCTAATAACTTAGTTATATAATCTTGTTTATTAGAAGATAAGGCAAATTCTTTTCTAGCTACCTTCAACGTATCTACAGTCTTATAAGGCATAGGCGGCATAATGTTATTTGCAAGAAATCTTGCTTTTAACTTTCTTAAATCAAATCTATCTCCATTATGAGCAATAATAATATCAGCTTCATCAAGTAATCTCCATGCTGACTGTAGTATTCTTTCGTCATTTCTATCAATAGCTTCCTTTGAAGTCAACACATCGCTTAATACTTCATCATCATACAACCATTTCGCAGACCAACTAAGTACATACCAATCTATTACTTTACCATCAGCATCTTTCATCATATTATGTGTCTGTATATATTGATTACCTAAGCTCCAAGACCACACTGGTATAGGGGTAGTCTCAATATCCAACATCAGTATCTTTGGTAGATTACAGATATCCAAGTTTTTATAAGGTTTACCTAAACGCATTGACTCGATTTTCCTCCGAACTGCCTTCAAGGTACGACTATATCCATTTACAGATAACTGTTCATAAATATCAGACGCTTTCTTATTTGTATTTTCATACTGCCTAAGTATATTAATCTCTTGTGTTGACCACTTCATCGTTTATCTCCCAGTTTAACTAAGAAAAAAGCAAACTTTAAAATATAAGATTCTATTAATTTAAACAATTTCATTATTTACCCCAGACTTTTTCAGATACTAGTTGAGCTATCACACCATAGATAGATAAATCTTTGAATGCATCTAGATATGTTTCATCAGCAACAGCATTCTTTCCTCTATGTTTAATAATAATGTTTTTTAAACGACTTACTTTATCGTTCATTCTAATAACCAAAGCAATCAATGACATCATTCTATCATCTTCTTTATCTAGATCGCCACCAAGTGTTATGTTACCGCTGCCATAGTCATATTGCTTTCTACAGAATAGCTGATATTGTTCATTCGTTATCTGATTGAACCTCTTCATCATTTCTGGATATGTCTTCTCTATCGCTTGTATTACTTCTTTTTCTCTCATTTGACTCCCTCCCCCAGCCCCAGGCAGGCGACGTATAGTACGTAGCTGATGCTCTAGATGGACTAGGCTTTTTAATTACATCATCTATAATCTTTTCTAAAAACTTTATCTTCTTCGGACTTATCTTTTTCATTATTTAATTATTCCTGGTACGACAACTCTGTTAAAATAATTACATTCTTTATCAATGGTACATTCCTTCCCAGCTTTTTTAGAATCAACATACATAACTAAGATGCCACTATCACTACGCATATCACAACCTAGACATTTACCAGCATTCCAATTGCAGCAATGCTTAAGTGCATCTTGTTTTTTATAATTTCGCATACACTCAATATAAGTGGTATACACTATTTTTGCAAGAACTATTATTTTACTTGACAATTATGTATATAGTCCTTATATTGTATATAGTTACTCTAAGAGAATATTATATATATATAATATATATTATATATACTACTAAAGAAAAAAGATATTATAAATATAATATCCAAAAAGAAAGGATTTTTTTATGACTTGGTTTTATTTGCATTGCTTGGCTGCTGTTGTTGTATTGATCGCTGATGCTAAAGGAACATTGGAACCATCTATAATTGCTTTTGAGAAAAAAGTAGGTCTCTATGTAGAACCAGAAAAACAAACGGAGTTAGAGGATGAGCGTGAAAGGAGATAAGAGCAGAGTTACCGATCATACTCGTTATGAGAAAAATTATACAAAAATATTTGGGAATTGGGTAGAAACAAAAACACCAGTTCCAAAACTTGAAAAGAAAGAAAGGTTGAAGAAAACGTAAAATGAAAAAGATTCTCTTTGTGTGGTTCTTTTTGAATGGATGTAGTCAGCATCCAGTTACTTTGAAGGATATTAGTGGAAAACAACACATTTATAGCAATATTATTGTGAATCAGAATAATTGGTGTGAGCTGCATGAAAGATGGGAGCTTGTAGAACGTCCAAATTCACATAAAAACTAGTAAGTTGGTAGATATACTCGAAGAAAGCAAAAAACCTCTGATTTGGTACTAATTTGGGACAAATAACACTATTCCTATATAATACTTATACCCTATATTCTATAAAAAAGAAACTTACACTCCTAAAT